CTGGTCTACGCGCAATCCGTGGCCGCTTATGGCCACAGCGGCGGCATGTCGCTGCCCGATCGACGCGTGACTCCTGGCGCAGTCGATCCCAACGCGGTTGCCGATCTCTCCGGCAAGCCACACATGGTCGCGGGAGTAGAGAGGAACATCTGCGCCCATGATTTCCGCACGGGTCCGATTCGGGGCGCGATCCGCAACTTCGCCGGGCTTAAAAAGCGGGCATGCGCCGAGTATGGCGTGAGGAAGTGCGATGCCAGTGTGGAGGGTGACCATCTGATCTCGATCGAGGTTGGGGGCTGCCCGGATTGCTTGACGAATATCTGGCCCCAGCCGATGGCCGAGGCCAGGATCAAAGACCACCAGGTGGAGGATGTTTTGCCGAAGCTGGTTTGCGCTGGAAAGATGACCTTGGCGGAGGCACAGAAATGCATCGCCGGAGACTGGGTGGCTTGCGCCGCCAAGCTGGCCGAGGCGAAGTAAAGGCGAAAACGCGCAGGAGGCTCGCTGTGCGGTCGCTGGAGCGAAGGTGGGGCAAGGATATGTCGAAGCTGCCGTGAACGGGGTCGACGGGGGCAAAGAATTCGATTTTTGGCCCTTACAGGCCTCCTGGGGGTATGAAAAATGGTGCTAAACCGGAAACGGCCCGGAAAAGCCGTCCCAAAACCCGAAATTCCCGAAAGCGCGGCCCGACTTTCTCCTCTCGAATACGAGGTTGCGGTTTGGGTTGGCCGGGGCGGACGGCGCCGTGAGATCGCGATTCGGCTGCACCTCGATGTCGAGGAAGTAGACCGTCTCATTTCTCGGGCCATTTACTACTCTGGCTGTCGGAATATTGCCGAGCTTGAAGCGAAGTTCGAGCCGGATTGGGCGCGTATCGACGCACGGCCAGAATCACGCCGGGAAAAGAATGAGCCAGCAAGGGCGCTCGCGCGCCAACGATATGCGGCGATGAAGGATCGCGATTTGATCGAGGCATTGAATAGGTTTGGGTGGGATAAGTGAAAGGAGTTTTATGGGGAAGATTTGGGCGGCAGCGGCAGCTTGGTTCCGAGGGAAGAAAACCATCCTCGGCGGAGGGCTTGTGATGGCGGCGGCGGTGGCCGGCGTCTGGACGGGAAAACTGGACCCGGCGACGGGCCTCGGAGTGCTCGGTTTCGGTCTCTCGATCGCGGGCATGAGTGCCAAGGCGAACCGTCACCAGGCGCAGCTCCTTGACGCGCTCAAGGCAGTGGCGCAGGTGGCCGGCGACGAGCGCTCAGGCAACGCGGCACAAGCGATCGCGGATGCTGAGAGCGCGGCAACCACAATCGGCTTATCTCTGGTGCCTTCGGTTCCATCTTCGACCCAGGGCGGTGCGACCAAATGACAAGCCTGGGCCTGAACTCCACCGGCGCAACCAAGGCGGAAGTGGCGCTGGCCTTTCGCGCGGGATGGCTGAAGCATGTCGGCGTTGTGCTTGGCGGCGCGAGCGGCGCGGCAATCGTTCTGGGCGCGTATCAGGTTCTGCGCGCCGAGCCGGAAAAAGCCTTTGCACTATTGCAGGCGTGGGGTCCGGTTTTTCTGGTCGCGATCGTCGCCATCTTTATCCTCGGCAAGTTTCTCGACGGATTGAACTCGACGGTGCGCGAGAGCTTCAGCGTAGTGGCGGCCGGCGTGCAGAACTCAGCCGAGGCTGCGGGGCGCACGGCGGATGCCTTGACCAGGCTCGCGGACCAGGGCGAACGCCAGGTAGAGCAAGTGCAGCGGCTGGCGATCTACGCCGCGCAGGAGTTGCCGCAGGTGTACGAACGTTTCGACAGGCAGGACGAAGCGTTGGGTAAGTTGGCTGAGTCAGTGAATGCGATCGCAAGTCACTTACAGACCAAAGGGGGCAGCAATGGAAGTGGCCGAACGTAAGTTGGTCCTGGCGCGCCGGCGCCGCGGCATCATTTTAAAACTTGTTCGCGAGGGGCACGAGAATCAGCTTCCGCGCATGGACGATTTTGAAATGTGGACGATGCTCCTGTAGATGGGGCAAGCCGTGGGCCGCGACTAGGTGGTCACACTGCTGCAGGATTTGAACGTGCTCGATTACATCGAGTACAAGTCGAAGATGAACGACATGAGCGGACGCGTCGAGCTGAGCCAGATCCAGTTCACCGCTTCCGGGCTGCGCTTTGTCATGGCCGGGCGCTCAAACGGCGACGTGCTCTTCAACTAACTCTCCGCGCGAAGGGAAGCGATGGCAAAACCGAGACCCAAGACCGGAGAAAAGCGCGCGGTGCGGCAGCCATTGAAGATCGACAGGCTGCCGCAGGACGTTCACGACGCCATCCAGGCACTGAAGAACGAGCACACCTGGGAAGAGATCGAAGAACTCTCCGCGATGAAATTCAATCCCAATTGGCTCACACAGGGCGGCGGCTTTGTGGATTGGGATAAGCTGCCCGCGAAGATCTCCGCCTTATTCCCTGGCCGCAAGCTGCCGCACTCGAATCTGCAGCGCTGGTACGATCTGCGCGTGCGCCAGGTGATGGCCGAGACGCTGGCGCGATCGGCGCAGGCGCGCGAGCTGGCGGCGGCCTTCACGCAATCGATCGTGAAAGACGGCGACGCGGCGGTATTGAACGCGGCGCGCGATCAGATCATGTCGATCCTGGCCGAGAGCACACAGCCAGGTCTGCGCTTCGCTGCAACCAAGCAATTGATCGCTCTTGCCGAGCAGATGCAATCGCGCCGCGCCAACGACATCAAGGAGCGCAAGGTCAGCATTGATGCGCGTAAAATCAAGATCCTCGAAGATCGCGAGCGGATGACGCGTGAAAAGCTGGATGCCGAAACGCAGCGCGTAGCGAAGAAGGGCACCGGCCAATTCTCGCTTAAGGACATCAACCTGCTGCGCGAGCGCACCTTTGGCCTGCCACCATTGAAGGCGGCGGCAAATGGTTAAGGTTATCGAGCGCGAGATAAAGCTCCCGGCCGTATTGCAGATGCGGCCGTACCAGCAGCGCTGGATCGACGACGACACGCGCTTCAAGTGCGCAGTGAAATCGGCGCGCATCGGCTATAGCTTCGCGACGGCGCTGCGGCGCGTGCAGAAGTCCATGCTGATTCCGGGACGCACGACAACGGTGCTCTCGGCATCGAAGGCGCAGTCCGTCGAGTTCGTCGAGACCTGCGCCAAGCTCTGCCAGTTGATGGGCGGCAGCGCGCAGAGTTTCGCGAACGAAGACTTCGTCGATGCCCTGGGCCGCATTGAGGCCATCCAAAGCCGGATCAGTTTTCCCAACGGTAGCCGCATCATCGCGCTGCCTGCCAATCCCCGCACGGCGCGCGGCTATCCCGGCGACGCGGTGCTCGACGAGTTCGGGCATCACGAAGATAGTTATACGATCTTCGCCGCCGTCTTTCGCCAGGTGGCGCTCGGCAACTCGCTTGAAGTGCTGTCAACTCCAAACGGCGAGCAGGGCAAGTTCTACGACATCGCGCGCAACCTCGGCCTGGATCTCGGCGTGGCGCCGGCGCGATTGCCGGTGATGAAAGATGGATGGTCGGGGCACTGGGTGGATGTCTATGCCGCGGTGGCGGAAGGCTGCCCGATTGACATCGAGGGCATGCGCCGCGGCCTGAACGACGACGACACATGGAATCAGGAGTTCTGCTGCGTATTTCTGAAGTCGACGGGCGCGTGGCTCACGCTCGATCTGATTGCGAATTGCGAAGACGCCGGCATCGACGCGGAGCTTGTGCACCTTGACGCCAGCTCGCCGACGAACGCTCTCGAAGAGATAGCCGCGAAGATCAAACTCAAAGCGCGCGGGCGGCTCGTTTCCGGCGTTGACGTGGGCCGCGACCACGACGCCACCAATCTATGGCTCGACGAGCAGGTGGGCGACGTTTCTGTTACGCGCCTGGTCACATGGGTGACCGGCGTCAGTTTCCCGAATCAATTCCGCATCCTCAATCCCGTTGTCAAGATCACCTCGCGCAGTGCGATCGATAAAACCGGCATGGGCGTGGGCTTGTTCGATTCCTTCGACGAAGCCAATCCCGGCCGCATTATGGGCGTGAGCTTCGCGGGCACCAACGACAACGGCGTCCGCCTCAAGACCGATCTTGCTATCCGCATCAAGAAGCGCTTCGAACAGATGCGCGTGCGGATTCCCTACGACGGCCGCATTCGCACCGAACTGCAGGCGATCAAACGCCAGGCGACGTCGACAGGAGTCACCTTTGACGCGCCGCGCATTGAGGTGGACACGGCCGTTGCCGGCGGCGTGAAGAAGAAGGTCTTTGCCCACGCCGATGCATTTTGGGCGAAGGCCCTGGCCGAACTCGCTGCCGACACCGGGACCTGCGCGCTGGGCATGCAGCAGCCGCAGACCGAATCGACCTGGTCGCAAACGAAAGGGATTCTCTGATGGCAGACGAAGTTTCAAAACAGCCGATCGCACCCGCGCCACAGAAGGGCCAAATCGTTACCGACGCGGCGCTCTACCTCACGCAGATCTCGCTCTATCGCAACTCCATTGCCTTCGGCGGCACGCGGAATCCCACCGCCATCTGGGCGGCGATGACGTATAACCAGCCCGAAGCGATGGCTTACTACCGCGAACTCGAAGCCAAAGACGAGGATGTGGCCAACTGCCTCGACACCTTGCGGCTCAGCGTGCTTGAGCGCGATCGCAGTGTGGACGCCTTCGACGATTCTCAAGCTGCGCTCGATGTGCAGACCTTCATCGAGCAGCAGCTCGCGCCGCTCGACTTCCACCAGGTGCTCGACTGCATGCTGGACGCGCCCGGCTACGGCTTCAGCGTGCAGGAGATGATGTTCGATGTGAGCGCGGGCCAGGCATCGTTGATCGAGATCGCCGACTGCCCGCAGGAGCTTTTCCTCTTTGGCAATCGCTACTATCCACAGGTCGGGCCGCTGCAGTATCTCGACCAGCCGTGGGCTTCTGCAGGTACGCCGGTTCCCGAAGACAAGTTCATCGTCTTCACCTATCGCAAGCGTGGGCGCAACCGCATGGGCCGGCCGCTATTGCAAAGTGTGTTCTGGCCGTCGTGGTTCAAGCGCAACATGCAGCGGCTGTGGGTGCAGTTCGCGGAAAAAGGGCCGGGCACGGCCGTGGTTCGCTACAACGACCCCGATAACCAGGCCGAGATGCGACAGGCGGCCAATATCGCGCAAGCCATCGTCGAGCGCACGGCCATCGCGGTGCCCAAGACCTTCGAATACGACGCGGAGCTGCTCAAGGTTGCACGCTTGCAGAATCCCGATGTCTACATGAAGTTCTTCCAGGCCATGCAGTACTCGATCGCGCGGCGCGTGCTGGGCGAGACGTTGACCAGCTTCGGCAACGAAGGCGGCGGCGGATCGAAGGCCCAGGGCGAGACCCACGCCAACACGCTCGATCAACGCTCGGTCGAGCTTTGTCGGCAACTGGAGTCGGTGATCAATCAGCAGCTTGTGAAACCGCTGGTGCTCTGGAACTTTGGGCCGAATGCGCCGGTGCCGCAGTGGCACTTCGATCTTGAAGAGGCCGAGGATCTCGAAGTCCGGCTCACGATCGACAGCGGCCTGCAGCGCATGGGCAAGAAGTTCAGCATCGGCTATATCTCCGATCGCTACGATGCGCCGCTGGCCGAGGGCGAGAATCCCGACGATGTCATGGTGCCGAACGTGAACGCGCCTGCCGTGGCGCTGCGCGACAGCTCGACGCCGAGCTTCAGCGAAGCAGCCGATCGCTTAAACTACGGCGCTCGCCGCCTTCGCCAGCTAAAGCGCGAGCGCAGAGCTTTTGCCGAAGAGCAGGAAGCCGTGGCGGCCGCCGAGCTGGAGGAGTTCGACAAGCTCTTCGAGGGATTGAGAACCGGCGTGGCAGATCTCTACAAACAGCGCACGAAAGAGATCGCCGAATCTGTTGTGCCTGTCGGCGGAGCGTAGATGGCGCTGCATTTTCACATGATGCCGACGCGCGATCACGCGGTGCAGCAGCGCGTCGGCGACATGCTGGCCCGGCACCTGGCCGCGGCCAATATGCTCGGCCGCATCCAGGTGGTCAAGCTGGCCGCGCGCAAAGGTCATAAGCTGCCCGTCGTCGCGAGCTCCCGTCATCATCTCCACTTCGACGAAGACGGCATCTATGGCAGCTTCTCGACGGAGCTGCCCAACGACGATGCGGCCGGCTATCTGCGCGACCTCACTCCTGTCACCAAGGAAATCTTCGACGGGCTCAGCTCGCAATACAAGCGAGACGCCTTCACGCTGGCCGGCGCGGCCGACGTGCGGCTGATCCAGAAGATCCGCGACGCCCTGGCCGAGGCCGCGCAAAAAGGCGAGACCAAAGATCAGTTCGAGTTGGCGGTGAAGAAGATCACCGACGATGCCGGCGTGGCGGAGCTGTCGAGCTTTACGCTCGACACTGCTTTCAATACGGCGATGCAGAAGGCGTACTCGCTCGGCCGCTACGAGCAGATGAAGGATCCGGCGACGAAGAACGTGTTTCCGTTCTGGCAGTACTGGACGGTGGGCGACGATCGCGTGCGGCCGGAACACGCCGTGCTCGATCAGTTCACGGCGCGCGCCGACGATCCGGTGTGGATGAAGATCTATCCGCCCAACGGATTCAACTGCCGCTGCTCGGTTGTGCCGGTGATGGAAGCGGAAGCGTTGAAGGCGAGCAAGGATGCGAATGAGCCAGGCTACGCGCGGTTGCCCTTGCTCGCAAAAATACTTGTGCCTCAACCGGGATTCGCGAAGGTGTTTTCGGAATGATTCTCGCCGCCGAACGCGAGTTTGCCATTTTATGCGCGCGGTCAGTTTGGACAGTTTGAAGATGGCAGCAATGGCAGGGAAGATCAAGACGGTCGATGGGGTTCCGCTCACCGCGGATAAGTTCGCCTATGTCGGCGATCCGCAGGACATCGAGACCTGGCATCTTCCCCTCGATACGCATCAGCACGTCAACTCCGCTCTCGATATGTTCGCGCACACCGATCTGCCGTCGAGCGCCAAGGCGCCCACCGCCCGCAAGATCGTGGCCAAGGCTCGCGAAGAAAATCTCGACACAACCGATTTTGTGAAGAACCACCTCAGCTCGCAGATGCACGGCGAAGCGCCGCGGCCGTGGTTCGAGATCTTCCGCGCCGGCGATTACACGAAGGCCGGCAAGGGTGTGATCACGCCCGACGATCTGAAGCGCGTGGTACGTAACTACGATCCCACGTATCACGAAGCGCCGGAAACACTCGGCCATCGCTCCGACGATCAGCCGGCTTACGGCTGGCTCGATGGGCTGATGGTCGACGGAGATAAGCTGCTGGCGCGTGAGCGGCAGGTCGATCCCAAGTTTGACGAGGCCCGCAAGGCGGGCAAATTCAAGAAACGTTCGGCCGCTTTTTATACCGATGAAAACGGCCAGGTCACGGGTCTTCGGCATCTGGCATGGCTGGGCGCTGGCATTCCCGAGGTCAAGGGTTTAGCGGACGTCGCATTCGACGATCATGGATCGAAGTTCATCACGGTGGACTTCGGGGAGGAAGAAGCAGTGGATAAGCCCATCAAGGAACAACTCGCGGAATTCTTCGCTGAAATGTTTGGCGGCAAGAAGACCGCCGCTGAGAAGACGTTCGGCGAAGACGAAGTGAAGCGCATCGCCACCGAAGCTGCAACCGCGGCCGCTGCGCCGCTGCAGGCGGAGATTGCCACGCTCAAAGCGCAGTCTGTGAAGTTTGCCGAGCGCGAAGCGGCTCTGGCTGGCGGCGAAGTGAAGCAGCGCGCCACCGCGGCCGTCGCCCGGCTCAAGACTGCCGGTAAGTGGGTTCCCGCCTTCGAGAAGATGGGCCTCGGCCTGGTCTTTGACGAGCTGGCCAAGGTTGAGACAACCGTCGAGTTTGGCGAAGGCGACGCCAAGAAAACGATCACGCCACTCGAAACGCTGGTGCTCTTCCTTGAAGGGCTGCCGAAGATCGTCTCCGGTGGGCGCGTATTCGAAGGCGGCAAGCCGATGCCAGGCAAAGCTGGCACGGGCGATCCGCTGACCGACGCAGCCAAGGCTTACGAAAAGGAGCACAAGATCTCGTTCAGCGAAGCGCTCGACAAGGTCTCCGCCGAGCATCCCGAATGGACGGGCGCGGGCGTGGCCACAGGCGGCGCTGTCTAGGTTCCTCGCGGTCGCGCCCCGATCGGCGCGTTCGGCCAAGCCGGGCTGGCGATCGCCCGGCAGCTTTTGAAACTTGAGCCCCAGGAGGGCATGACATGTCGAACATCAATGTCGAACTGAAGGGACCGAAGGGACCGCAGGAAAAGGAAAGTCTACTGGCGATCGCGACGGTTGGTTATACGCGCGGTCTGTTGGTGATTTGCGGCTCACTGAACGGGTCCGACGAAAATCACGTCTCGCTGCCCACAGCAGCGGGACAACGCTGTGTTGGGGCTATCGAAGAGGATCAGGTTGTGGCGGCCGGATCTTCGGTACCGACTATTCCGCTCTCTATCATTGAGCGCGGCCAGACGGTGCTTCAGATTGGCGCGGCTGTTACGCCGGGAATTGCGTTGACCAACAACGCCGCCGGCCAGGCGATTCCGGCGGGGCCAGGGCAGCCAGTCGCGGCTATTTCATTGAG